CATTGTTCTTAACAATACCTTGGAAAGCATCTGTACCAGCATAGAACTTTAGGTTCTGCTTGATAGCACGATACTTACGTGGCATTGCTAGAATGATGTCTTGCATAACTGGAGTTGTCCAAGCATTATCGGTAACTGTTACCTCTGCTTCGTGAGCATCTCCATCGGTTTGTACCTTGTGTACGAAACCTTCCATAATTGAAAGGAATGAGCCTGTTGATCCATCACCGTTAATGGCTAGATCTTCAATGTCATTACCAAATGCGTTTGTCATAAGACGAACGATGTGGTCTTCAAGAGCAGCACCTTCGATATTATCTTCTAGTGCTTCTGCAGAAACTTCCCAATCTAGACGAATCTTCTTGGTTGTAAGTTCTACCTTACTGAATGTTGCTCCAGCATTGGTATAGTCACCAAGTGCTTGTGAAGCAGCACGAATTACACGCTCACCAACGTTAACTTTTTCAAGTTCCATTGTGTTAGCACGCATTGTTACACGACGGCCATCCTGTGCAAGTACTGTTGCGTCCCAAACATAGTCGATAAAACGACGTGCTTGTTCTGGACGAAGAATACCGCTACCAGCATCACCTGAAGGGTTAACTGCGTTTGGACCTGATGTCACTCCTGATAGTGCTGTTGGGATATTCCCAATAACGCCACCATCGGAGTAATTGCCTGGTACGTTCGCTGCTGCGTCAGATCCTGATGCGAATGCGCCTTGACCCTGATAGAGTCCTGGAGCAGTGCCACCAATGTTACCTGCAGTACCTGGCTGATTTTTCTTGATTTCTTCCGACATTATTACACCTCCTAGTGATTTAAACTTATCGAAATAAGTCGGCTGTTTTGAGGAAACGACCGCCCCATAGGGATTTTTCAACCATTTCTGGTTGTTCCTGAATAATCTCACCGAGATCTCCAGATTTTCGGAATGCTGTATCTGCTTCTACTGCGTCAACACGCTTTCCAAATTCACTAAATTCATCTTTTGCTGCAGTAACTTCTTGTGAAACTGCATCAACAGATTTTGTTATTGCATTTACCTGCTCTTGTAGAGACTTAACGGTTGCAACTAGATCGCTAAAGGCTGATGTAAGAGTATTTTTGATTTCTGTAACTGCATCTGCAATTACTTCGTCAGACTTAGATACCTCTTCAGTCTTTACTTCCTCTGCCACTGATTCAGACTTTACAACTTCTTCTGCTTTAACCTCTTCAGTTTTTGCAACTTCTGCTGTTTCTGTATCACTTGCTGGAATTGCTTCTGCTACAAGTTCTTCTGACTTTGTAACTTCAGCAGTTTCGACTGTGGCTTCTGCCTGTGGAGCGACCTGAACATCTTCAACAACAACATCAGTCTTTTCAACAATTTCTTCTGTTGTCTTTTTTGTTGATTTTGCCATAGGATTTGCCTCCTTTTGTATCTTAGAAGTATTTGTGCCTTTAGCACTGTCAACTAAGAATTTGATCATATTTGTTTTCTCGTTGTCTGTTTTTTCAACGAAACCTATATTTTGCATTTGATTACCAGTTGCTGGACTGACTTCTGATTCATTTTCTGAAACCATAATGATTCCAGACTCTTTATCCCAAAAAACATTTTCAATGACTGTGTCCATTCCTTTAACAACATCTACGCCATCAACTTTTTCTACTGAAACTATATTTGCAAATTGATTTGCAGGACTATCGACTAAAGACAATTCTACTAAATCATAGTCTTTAATAATTCTAATTTGTTTATCTATTTTCTCATCATAAGCATCGTCCCATTGGTTCATTCTTCCGCCAATTGAAAAACCTGTATATGTCCCATCAAGAACCTTTTCCCATGCGTCCTGTGCACCTTTAGAAATGTAAGCAGACACTACAACACCATTATACATTTTCTCAGAATCTGTGTCATAGTATCTATCTTCTTTAAATGAAACCATTTTACCAACCGCAGATGGTTGATGCATTTCACGAATATTTCCACGAAACTTTTTAAATGCTTTTAAACTTGCTTCTGTTGTAACAATATCGTCTTGCTTATCTACATTATCGAGTGTGGCAAAGCCTGAGACTGTACGTCTCTCTTTATCTACCTTACTAAAAGGCATTGAAAGGCGAAGTTGTTCGCCCTCTGTATTCCAATGGGCTTTAGATATAATCATACTAGTATATATTATAGAGGTCTTTTTAATGATATCTCATTTATTGAGATGATCTACCCTCTCCTTTTGGATTTCTTCCAGATACGGTTGCAGGGCTATCTGATTGATTGTTTGTTCTTTCTGAGTCTCTTTGTCTATTTGTAGTTTCATTTGCTGCGTCCTGTGGTTTTAATTGAAAAGGCTCATCCCCATAAGAAACCTGTGGCAAACCAAGTTGTTGTCTTGCCTCGTTTGGCAACAAGACTTGGCTTTTTACATATCTTTCAATAATCTGAGATTGAGCAATTTCATCTGTTAACGTTAACTCATTAAACTTAAACTCAAGAATATCTGTTTTTTCACGAATAATTTTATTTATCATTTTTTCCAACTGTCTTTGTGCTGGCCTAGCAACCTGTTCTTTAAATGTTCTATCTTGAGCCAAGGCTGCTGCGATTTGTGCTGAATCTGAACCGCCAAGTTTTGAAAGTGGTACTTGATGAGCAACTAGAATATCATCACGATTTTGTTTTCTGTATTCTTTAAATGACCCGTCCTGAATTCCATTTTCAATTGGATTCATGCTAAATTCAACCTTATTGTTATCTGTATCGCCAGGAAGTGGTATATATAATGTTCTATGCGATTGTCCCTTAAGACTAGTCTGTAAAAATCTAAACATTTTATCTTCTGCGTCTGCAGACAGTTTGGCTCCCTTTAAAGTTACAACATATCTAGGTACAGCCTTATTAGAAAAATAATCAATATTATATTGAGATGCTAACTGATCGCCATGCAATGAAGATATAGCCGAAATAATATCAGGAACACCATAAAACGTATTTAATGGAGAGTATTGTTTAAAATGAATAATTTCATTTGGCCTATTGTCGGCAGTTACTGGATTTGCATTCCTTGCTCCAAAGTTTCTAAAATAAACAACCTTGTTTGCAATAATTTGAACAAATCCATCTCTCATACGACGAACACGCATAGTGGTTGCTGGAATATGTCCAACATATCCAATTTCTCCACGCACAGTTCTTCCTATTTCTAAGTATCCATTACCTATTGCTTGCACATCTGTATAAACTTTTTCCATTGTAGAAGTAAAAGAGTCATCATTATTTAAACTTTCTAGCCAGTCTGTTAATTCTATTTTTGATCGGTCAATTCTTTTACGTGCTCTTTCTGTGGCTCCGCTATCAATAGAGGCTTCTAGTTTTAACATGGTTCTAGGAGATATTTCAAACTTATATCCCAAACCAACAATGTTTTCTACCTTAGCATCAATTGCAGCATGATTAGCAAAAGAAGTATCATAATAGTTTGCCAACTCGTAAACATTCCATGGGGGAGTAATGACATCAAATAATCCATAAGCGTTTCTATACAAGGTTCCTGGATTAATTTCTTTTGATTGTGCTCCGTTAATACCTGAATTAACTGCGAGAGCGCTATCCATGTATGCTGGAGAGGCTTCGACTTTTGACATTCTAGAAGCACGACGTTTAAAGTTATTGTCTAAACCAGATAAATTTTTTAACTCATCCCATGTCTGATTAAATGGATCACTTTTTTTAAATTGATTGTCTTCCTCTAGTAATTCATCAATTCTTGCGCCTAATCTATATTCTTTTTCTTCGCTCATTACTCTTCACTTCCCCATTTTTTAACAGTTTGTTGTGCAGCATGTACGGCACCAAGATCATTCATATTTGGAATCCATCCCTCTGCCATTCTTTGTTTTTGCTCTGAGTACTCTTCCTCTGAAACTCTATTTAGACCAGGGACAAAAATACATTGTCCATCTCCAGGATCTCCATAATAAATTGCTGCTTGCTTTAACTCAGATATTTTTGATATGTCATTCTTCATTGCAGGAATGTTTAATACAGACCCAGTTCCATCTGTAAACCATTTTCCATTAGCCCTTTTATAGACATAAAGACCCCAGTTATAGTTTTTTTCAATAACCTTTATACGAGATTCGCCAACTTGCCCCTTCATTTTGGGCAACGACTTGCTATTTTTTTTCTTTTTAGCAGGCTTCATATCCATCAGTATACCATATTATACTGGTATCTGACTTCTTGTTTGCCACGAGGCATCCGTAAATATTTTTATAGAGTCTGCTGTAAAATTTAAACTTTCAGAAGTATTGCTATCTACGACAACCTTATTCCTGCCAATATAGGTTTTGTATACTTCAGATGGGTCTACTCCATATAGTTCTGAAGACTCAGTTACAAGAACACCATTCCAATTGTAAGATGTATACCAATATGACCAAAATAAATTAGAAATGCCATCATTTTTTACTTTAAGCCATGGTCTATATATTTTACTTTGAATCTCTTGTAATTCTGTAGATTGATAATTTGTAATACTATTAAAAACAAAAGGCCCATTTAAATTAATATATCCCAAGAAATTGTCTAGATTTAAACTGTTAGCAAAAGAAACACCAAAGACAGTCCATTCTTTTGTTTCAACTATTGGCTCTCTAACTAGACTACCATTGATATAGAATGCCAAGCCATTAACTTCTTGACCAGTAGATTTATTAATTGCAAAAATTTTACCCCTGTCGCCATTTTCGCTAACAGCGGATATAAAAAATTGAATTATATTGTTTTTATGCTCTAATTCAAAAACTTGAGTTGCCCCATATGTAAACTTATCAAAATCATATCTAAGCCACATCTGTATAGCCGATATTTTATAGTCATTAGAATTGCTCCTATTGAGTGGAATTCCAATACCCCTATTAACAAAAGGACTAAAAGATCCTCTGACTTCGATACCGCTTTTTCTGGTTGAGTATAAATACGGTACACTTTCTTTAAAAATACTTATAGGATTTTTTGCTTTGTAATCAAAATAAATTCCAGTTTTTTTATAGGGATAAATCGGTAATCCAAATCTAGTTCCTATCTTTTTTGCAGCATTATGATCAAATGCTTGTGAGGCCAATTCTAGTTTTTTAAGTGTAATATTTTTATGCTGTGTCCCCTGTATATTAAAAACTAAGTGAACAACAATGGCTAAAGTATTAAAATCAATCCCTATTGGAGGATAAACTATTGTATTATCTGCAACTTCAAAAACTGTATTTTGCCAATTTGTAAAATTAGAAACATTTAAAATTTTATCATTTTTAATTGGCTGTATAGATGAAAAATCTTTAAAGTTTTTATTTGCTCCTGAAGAAATATATTGAAAACTAATGTAACTACGTATAGAAGAGTTATCCGTATTATAAAAATAAGTTTTTATAGATTTTTGCTCTATATCTTCATAATCTTGCCATCCAGAAAACAATGAATTATCCAATTGTGCATATGTTCTTTGAACTGTATGGTCATATGCTAGTTCTAATGCGTCATAATCCCAAGATGCGGTTTGCTCTGTTGAATAAACTACGGTTGGAGATGGATAGTCTATGTTAAATTGCAATAAATCTAAATCATAATATTTTTGCCCACTCACATCATCAATGTAAGAAGCAAAATAAGACAATGGAATATAATCCTCCCAATATCCTGCGGAAGCAATATCTAAATAATAATTGTCATATTTTAATACAGGAATTAATGTATAAGTTGATGTATGATTTAAAAAGTTTGCTCCTGCAGTAATAGTGCATAATCCAGAAGTTGAAAAATGACTTGAAATTAAACTAACATTATAATTACTAAAAATATGAAATTTATAAAATTTACCTTCAAAATTTTCTAGTCCATTTTGATTAGATCCTATATAAACCTTTAAAGAATTTTTATTTCCAAAAAATGCCCCCAAGTTTGAACCAAAGTAATCTATCATTTTTTCAAGTTCAAACCCTATTGGCAAGTATGTATCTGGAGATATAGATGTAAAAGTTTGTAAAGTTGTTAAACTTTCATTATAATAAAAATAATATTTTATTGATGTATTTTCTAGTGTTGCTTTAAAATAATTGTTATTATTTATATCATAAATTGTAAATATTGATTGAACGTTTGATATCGCTGTATCAAATTTAATAACTGCAGACAACCCATGAATATCTTCGTTAATTGCATAAAAATTATCAAAATATGCATAGGTTTTTTTATTATTCCAGGTAGAGTTAGGTCTAAAAGTAAAATACTCATAACTCTCATCTTGAATAAATTTATTATCATCTATAAAATTTATTTCTGTTTTGTTGTCTAAAAATAAAGAAGGCAAAGAGTGTTTTGTAACAGACAGTGTTTTTTCTGTTGTAGAAACGTTGTCTAGTGTTGCCTGACTCCAATTTCCAATATTTGGATATGTATAGTTGGCTGTATATTCAGAATATGGATAATCTATATAAATTGACGATGCACCGTATGCAGAATTAATTGTTTCTGGAGATATAACTGCTTGTCCATATACCCATCTTTTTTTGGCAATAAGATCTGGAACCAAATAAGAATATATTGCAATACAATCTACTTCATAAGGATTTGCATTTTCATAAGAATAAAATCCAAGCCAGTCTAATTCTTTATCAGATCCATTAAATTCTGAAGGTAAATTTAATAATTCTAAATTAATGTCTAAAGAAATTACCTGTTCTCCGTTTATTATTAAGGATGCATTATTTTGATTCATTTTAATTTGAATCAGCATTGGCCTATACCATTCGCCAATATAATGTGATGCAAAATATTTACCTATAACTAAACTAATAAAACCATCCTCGACATAAAGTCCATCGGTAGATCCAATTGGACCAAAAATTCTTAGTGGATCAACAGAGTCACAATTAATTCTCATCCACATTTCTACTGTATATTCTTGATATTTTCCAGTTTCATTTAAAAATCCAAGACCTGGAATAATTAAAGATGGATTATTTAAATTAGGAACTAATTTTGTAATACTATCTGATCCATAAACCATCGGGACACTTGTATTTTTAGATAATAATTTATTATCTTTAATTAAATAATATCCATTTTTAATGCCAGGAACATAAGGACTTGCTGGGAATGCTCCGTCTATTCCAGTCAAAGCAATTTCTGTTGGTAAAGAAGATAATGTTATTCCTAATGATGTTGTATTAAAGTTTTCAGAACATTGAGCAATACTAAAACCATTTGTAAATATTTTATAACTATCTGTAGATAATGCTCCACCATTAAATTCTATTTTTAATATTGGCCTAAAAGAAGTGCTTTGATTTGGAAAAGTTGACGTATGTGACAAAAATATCCACTTTTGAGAAACATCAGTTGTGTATTTTGTTACTTTTTCAATTGTATCTCCTGAAGAAGTATCATTATATTCAAAACCAATTGATATGGATTTTAAATATGCACTCTCTGTATACATATAACACCCAGAAGTTAAAGTTGCTAAATCAAAATTTAATTGATCTAAATCTATTAAATCTGGTCCAATAAATTTAATTTCTTTTGAAGAGCCTACAAAATTATCAAATTGTATTTGATTTAATATACTATCTACAAATGGTTTGTTAAAGTCTAAAGCACTTGATGTTACAGTTGCTTCAGAAAAGTCCCAGTTAACAATATTTCTTTGAGTAGAAGAAATTAATGATAAATAATCAACATTATCATCTAATGCCCAGAGACCTGTTGGATGCTCTGCAAAAATTTTTTCAGCATAGAGATTAGATTTAATAGACATGACTAGTCTATTTTATCATATTAGCGATTTTCCCAGAGTGGATTTCCCCAATATATATCGTCATATTTTAAACCTGGATATGGAGATTGACCAACTGGAGCATTCCAAAAATCAGAGATAAACATATTTCCATCTTGTACAGTAGTAATTTCTCTTGCAAAATCTTTATTTTCTGGGAAAATTATACAGTCTCCAGGAATTAAATTTTTCCCTATTTTATAGTTTTTAAATTTAAAAAGCCCGCCGTCATAAGAGTCGTTCCATTTGACTATGGATCTAAATACATTATTAGGCCTGTCTACGTTATAACTCATTTGCATCCCATTGCCAGAGGTATATCTAACAATATAACTTTTTCCGAGTATTGGTGGATCATAAAAAACTTTATTGATTTGACTCACGGCTCTTTGAATTGCTACAGTATACTTTTCAAATATATCTACTATTTCTTTTGTCATGTCTCCATATGTAGTTATATCAAAATTAATACCATCTTGATTAAATAATGGATCATGAAGTGGAATATGATTGTCCTTGGTATTAAATTTTACAGAATTTACAAAGTCATCTATTAACTTTAAATCTTCTTTTGTTGCAACGTTAATAATTTGATATGTCATGTTTTTGGTATCCATAACTTTTCATTTCCCTTGCTGTGGTATCTTGCCATAACAAATAATAAATCTGAAAGCCTATTTAAATATTTAGGAATATTAATGTTAACTCCTTCTAATTTCCAAACCTGACGCTCTGCTCTTCTAACAATAGTCCTAGCATTATGCAAAGGTCCTGTAGGCAATATAAAAGAATGAAGCGGTTCTAGATATTTGTTATAATCATCAATAATATTTTCTAAATAAACAATTCTTTCTTTATGTATCTTTATTGTTGGCGCTCCCGCAAGTTCTGCTCCAAGATCAAACAAATCACTTTGGATTCTATCTATAATGTCATTATGATATTCTGTTGCCATTCCAATAGCAGAGTTTGCTTCATCTACTGCGCCAATTGCTTCAATTAAAGTACTACTTTTATCTATTCTTTCATTT